AGACGAGCCTCTGCGATGAAGGACTCTAGCTTATCAGCCATCTCAAGCGCCGACGCTAATTGATCAGGCGCAAGCGCCTCTAGCTTCAAGTGCACAACGCGGTCGATCTCGCCGGTCATCTTAGGACACACGGGCTTGCCTGTGCACCAGCGGCACCAGTCGCCAATCTCAAGCGGTGCGTTGGGTTTGCTAGCTAAGGTCACAGCCGTCTGTAGTTCGGCAACAAACTGCTGCACACGCTCAAAGGTCGTCACCCAGCGCCGCACAGCAGGCGGCTGTACGATGATGATCTCGATCTCATCTGCGAAATAAAACACCCACGACAGCTTATTAGTTGCCATCGCAGCGGCAGCGTAAAAGAGACCTTGATAGTTTTCTTCGGCGTCGACGATTACGCCATCGCCAAACTTCCAATCAAGGACCACGGCTGTGCGGCCAATGCGCCCGATCAGATCGACGTTACCGAAGACGCCCTCAAGACCTTTGACGCCTTCAAACTCGACTTGCACCTCTTGCGCGAACTCCATCGACTGACCAGGATCAATCGCTTCAAGCGCCTGCACGCAAAAGGCGAGCTTCTCGATCTGCTCGTCCGTTAGGTTGTGCTTGGCTGCAACCTCGGGCAGTGTTGACGCGCCGAGTAAGTCTTCCATGCACGCGTGCAAGAGCGTACCCTCTGCTGCGTACTTGCTCTCGACCTGTGGTGGCATTTGCTGCACAAGCGCTACCGACCCAGGGCAGTTGATCACACGCTTGGCGGTCGAGCCGCCAACGATCTTAGAGTGATTCATCGTCGGACTCCACTTTGGTAAAGACAAAGGTTTCGCTGTAAGAGTAGCCTTCTTTACTGACGCAATTAAACAAATCACCAAACTTAGCTTGCGCCCAGTCCAACAATATTTTCTTCGCTTCTTCCGTTGTTAGCTTTAGTTCCATTTGACTTTCCTTTAGTTGAGTGAGACTTCACTTTAGCACATCTAATTTACTTGTCAAATTGTTTTTGACAGGTTATGATTCAGACATGGAAAAACACATTGAAGCGTATCTCGTCAAGCGTGTCAAAGCGATGGGCGGTATTGCGTATAAGTTCGTTAGCCCCGCCCATCGTGGCGTGGCCGACCGCGTGGTCTGTCTACCTAATGGTGTCGTATGGTTCGTAGAACTAAAGGCACCTAGTGGCCGTCTGTCGCCGCTCCAGCAAGTGTTTGAAGACGACATGGTTCGCCTTAGACAGCGCTACGTCTGCCTGTGGTCTAAAGAACAAGTTGACGCTTGGGTTAAGGAACTATGAAACTGCGCCCTTACCAAGACGAAGCCGCAGATTTCCTGTTTGAGAACGATCGTGCGATGGTGCTAGCGCCCGTGGGGGCTGGCAAGACTGCGATCACGCTCAAGGCGATGGAAGGTATGATCTTAGAAGGTTACGTCACGCGTTGGCTTGTCATCGCACCGCTGCGTGTGGCCCGCGACGTCTGGCCGATCGAGCAAGTGAAGTGGTCGTCAGGTCTGGCGCTCGCCACAGCTACAGGATCGCCTGCCAACCGTATAGCCGCGCTACAAAGTGACGCTGATATAGTTGTGACGAACTACGACAACCTTCAATGGCTCGCAGCGCAGCCCTTAGATGCGTTTGATGGGATTGTGTTTGACGAGCTAACCAAACTTAAGAACCCATCAGGCGCACGCTTTAAGGCGCTCCATAAGATCATCGATCGGTTCACGATCCGTTGGGGGCTGACCGGCAGCTTCACGAGCAACGGTCTTGAAGACGTGTTCGGCCAGTGCAAGATCATCGATCAAAAATTGCTGGGGCGCAGCAAAGGCGCGTTCATGCAGCAATACTTTAGTCTTAATACTTACGCTGGGTTCGACGATTGGACGCCGCTGCCTGGTGCGCTAACACGCGTCATGGAGCGCATCAAGCCTGCTACTTTTGTATTAGAGCCTGGTGTGTACAAGGACAAACTGCCGCCATGTCATACGGTGGAGTTGCGTGTGGACATGCAAGAGCGCGAGCCTTACGAGACGATGAAGCGTGACTTTGTTGTGCAGTTTGATAACGCACAAGCGATTGCACAGAACGCTGCTGTCGTCACGCAGAAGTTGCAGCAGATGTCGTCTGGGTTCGTCTACTCACCTGAGCCGGTTTGGTTCAGCACCCATAAGTTTGATGCGCTTGATGAGTTGATCGAAGAGAATCAACGCGCCAACACGATTATTGTCTATCAATACAAGGAAGAACTCAGTGAACTCAAACGACGATACAAGCATCTTGCCAGCTTGGACGACCCTGACGCCATTGGACGATGGAACGCTGGCAACATTCCAATTCTGGCGGTGCATCCAAAATCAGCCGGTCATGGCCTTAACTTGCAGTTCGGAGGTTGCCACATGGTCTTTCTGTCCCTGCCGTGGTCTCTTGAGCTTTACGAACAGACCGTGGGACGACTGCATCGATCCGGCCAGCAGCGCGACGTGTGGGTCTACGTCCTTATGACGAAGGACACCATCGACGAGCGCATCTGGGCGGCGCTGCATGACAAACAAAAACTGAGCGACATCGCATTGGAGGCGTTGAAATGAGTCGATCAACCATAGAACTTGCGCTGAAGGTCTTAAAGCGCGGTACAAGCCTCACGTATCAAGACGAGCTAACCGAGCGCGAGCAAGCAATCAAGGGGCTGGAGGACATGCTGAAGCGTGAATGGGTTGGGCTGACTGAGCCTGAACTGCACGAGATTAACCCGACATGGCCTGCGCCTGGGCAGCAGTGGGATTACGAAGATGTGCTTGCATTTGCCCGTTCCATCGAAGCTAAATTAAAGGAGAAAAACACATGAGCAGAGAAGCCATTGAAGAAGCGATAGAAGTGCTAGAGGATGCAAGCGCAGAGATGCTGATGGAAACAGGCGATAAAAATTACTACATCGAAGCCATTGCCGTTTTACGCCAAGCACTTGTCGATGCCGACGACACATCAGCCTTAGTGCTGGCTGATGCGCTAGAAGAACTTGACGTGCAATTCAGCCACACGGGTCTATGCGGAGAAGCCGCCGACGAACTGCGCCGATTGCATGAGGTGAATCAGGATCTGCTGGCTTCAGTCGTTGAGCTCTTGAACAGCATTCAACCGGACCGAGACTGGCACAAGGCAAAGCGTGCCCGAGCCGCCATCGCTAAAGCAACAGGAGAGAAAGCATGAACATAGACACAGGCAGGCCAGCGTTTCCGACAACGCAATACATAAACGGCATCAGCCCAAGTGGGCACGATGTCGGCATGACCCTGCGCGATTACTTTGCAGCCAAGGCGATGCAAGCACTGGCGCAGAAATACAGCCATGAAGGGGATATTTCACGCAACGCATACAAAATTGCAGACGCAATGCTGAAAGCGAGGGAGCAATGAACAAGGAAAATCCAGTGGCGTGGTTTTCTACATCACCTGACGGAAAATTATCAAACAAATTTGCTTGTAAACCAACGGAAGGTAATTGGGTTGAACCGCTTTACACCGCACCACCAAAGCGTGAATGGGTTGGGCTGACGGATGAGGAGATACAGGATCTGAGTTATCTGTCCCAGAAAATCGACGAAAGTAATGCACCCTGGTTTGATAGGTTGGAATTCGCACGAGCGATTGAGGAAAAGCTAAAGGAGAAGAATCAATGAGTGGCGATCACAACATGTTTCAAAAAGCCACGTCTTATTTATCTGGCGAGGCTTTCTGGCGCACCGCTGAAGATCAGGAGCCACCGCTTGGCGTCAAGATGCTACTGCTAAACCCTAGTGGTGTCTGCGTCATTGGGACTTGGGACGACTGGGCCGTGGCCTGGGCGCCATTGCCCAAGGTGCCCGCGCACATCAAACAAATTTTATTGGAGAAAAGCACATGGCTATAGGTATAGTACGGCTGAGAAAAGAATCAGCCGTTGATCGGAAACAAGCGTGTCTTAAGTACATGCAACAACGCTCCACACCCATCACAGCGCTTGAGCTAGCCAAAAAACTGAACATGTCCGCGAAGTCGATCCACAACTCACTGTGGCCTTTGCTGGACGAAGGCAAGATCATACGCAAGCGCGTTAAACGGCAGTCATCTGTATCAAAGCGATCAGGCTGGGCCTATGGCTACACCGCGACCGAGATAACGCCACCCACGCGCAATAAGAAAATCTCTTGGCACAACCCCTTCTCGTTATGATTACCGACGACGAATTGATTGGCATGATCCGCAACGCCGCTACCGAGCAGTTGCCGATCGCCGTAATGACCGTCAAGGAGATGCGCCAATTCGCGCAAAAGGTTGCGATGGATTGCCTTCTCATCGCAGCCATCCCCAACATGACGCCCAAAGACATCATGCGTGTGATTAAGGATCGCTATGACCTCCCGACTTAGTTTATGGCAGACTAAACTTAAAGCCGCTAAGGCCGAGCAGCATCAGCACGAAAAGATGTTGCGGCAACAATACCGTGCGCTAGAGCGCATACAAAAGCAGATTATCGAACTGGAGAACAAAATTGAGCATGAACTGGCGAAAGCTCAACAAAGAACTGGCGCTTATGACCGAGGAACAAGTGTTGAGTTTGCTTAACGAAGAACGCGCAGGCGCTAAACGCATCTCAATCATGGAGCGCCTGCACCAGCGCTACACAGCGTTGCGTGCGTCACGCGAGCGGATGGAGTTGTTTAAGGAAGCAAGAGCGCTTTAGCGTGCCTACCTCATCAACGCCGCTTCA